AACAATGGAACAATGGTTTTGTCAACTTTTTTAGGGGCTCATCCTCTTTGAGAACCCATATTCCCTACCATTGTTTACTGCTGGTCCCTGCCACGGGGGCCAATATCCCCGGCTTGGGGGACACAAAAAACCCGGGCTCCCCTAAGCCCGGGACGGAGTAGTTTCCTAAAATTTCCAGCTAAAGCCGACCTCATACCCCGATCGGGTCAGCTCGAAGTCCCGCATATAGGATATATCTACTCCGAAATTCCTGTAATATATGCCTCCCCCAGCCCCAACCTGTCCGAATGAGTTAGCCGAAGCTCTCAGATAGGGGGACCATTTCTGGGACCTCGTTTCTTTGATCTGTTCTCGGACGGGGATATACTTGTACGTAAGATGCTGGAGAGTGTTGTATTGGACTGTAGCCTCCCAGTCAAATTGGCCAATTTTGGGATCTTTGAAGAATGTTCCAGCGTATTTCCTGGTCGTATTCCAGTCCAATATTGTCCTTTTTACGCTCTCCAGAGTATCCACCTCCTTTTGGTCCTCCCCAAAACCCCCTCCATTTGTGATTTCTGGGGGTGTTTGGGGAACCTTTTCCTCCTGGCCCTTATAGATATATATCAATTTGATTGGATTCCTAAAACCCTCCCATTTTGGAACCAAATCCGGGACTTTGACCTCCCCCCGAATTGGGGGTAAATCGACGTACTTTATAACGGTCTTTTCCTCGACTGTTTTACGCCCGATTATAAAGCCTATACCTACAAGAACTATTGTGCAGAGTACTCTCTTTAGTAAGTCCATATCGTGTCCTGCGGGAGGGTTTTAGAAGCATCTACGTGGATAAAATTCCCGTCGATGCCTATCCTCCGGATCCGCAATGCAATGGCTGCCTGGAGGATCTTCATCCGATTGGGGCCCGAGGCACACCGGATGTCCACTGCCAAACCTTCGGTGTGAGCACTGTTGCCGGACCGACCTTTTGCCTTATCGTGTTCTTTGGAACGATAAGCACAATTGAGGACGAGGGGGATGCCTGCCTTTTCCCGGAGGTCATCCAGGAGATCGAGGAAGTCCTGGTCCATGTCTTCGATGGAGCAAGACGGATTGCATCGCTCGAATTCTTCGGGCTTAAAATACTTACTTGTCTTCATGGCATTCAAAATCTATTTGAGTTTTCTTGCTGACCGATCTCTCCATGTATGACCGGAGAGCTCTGAATATGGGGTGATTCGAAATGATTGCGGAGTTCTCCAGAAAGCTCCAAAACTCAGTCCCGACCACAAAAGCAGCGAAGAAGTTGGCAAGGTTGAGACCCCCCAAGTTCGGGAGGACATGCACGTCAAGCATGTAGGCCATGCCAATACCGATAATGCTGAGCCCCAACTTCCAACACGTGTCCCACATTTTCTCGCTTTTGAACACATATTTTTGATGGGCTCGTTTGTGGCGCTTGTAGTCAGCAATATTTCCAGTTATGAAGTCGACGATAATGGCAATACAGACACAGAGGATAAGGCCCTGGACCGGAGCTAAAAGCCCCCAAAACCCCGCAATGCTCCCGCATATCCATTTTCCCGCTCTCATTACTTCTTCCTCCATATCTGTTAAACTTATAATTTATTACGTCCTATAATCATTTTACGAGACGGGGACTCCTTGTATTCAGTACATGGAGTCAGTAACCGCAGAGCTTTAAGGTGATTTATAGCCTTCTCGAGGTAGGCTTCCCCGATGTTCCGTGCTTCGTTCGAGCTACGGATGATGATGTTGTCTTCTACTCGAGTGCTGAATTCGCCATCTTTGTACCTCACCCCGAAGGCAGTGGGATTGATTGGATTGTTGACGATGAATCGGGAATACGCAATGTATGCAATGGCGATCTTGAGTCCTTCGCTTCGACCATCCCCGGAACAGCCACCATCATAATACCCGCCTTCCATGGCGGCAGTGTACTGATCTTTTGTAATGGTTACGTCCCCGTATTGGAAAGGACCGGGGCCGGAAAAGTCTGTCTCGTCGAGCCATCTGTAGAGATTGGCTCCTATGGCATCTATCAGCCTGAGTGTCTCAGCCTCCCGGATGTATGGCTCCAGTCTGGCCGGGTCGTTGATGTTCTCGGCTATCGGCCGAACATTCCGAAGGTCGTTAGAGTTGAGTATCATCGGGCATGAGTTTTATAATCTCCTCGTCGTAAAGCCCATAAATGAGCTTGAGCATGTTTCTCTTCTGAACAGTGGAGAGCATCTGGTCCCGGATAATCTCCAGTACCTGAGTCATGTTGTCCTTGCCAATTCTGTCTGCTATAGACTCGCCGGCATTGTAAGTGAGAGACTGAATAGCGAAGTCGGGATTTTCCAAAGGAGCCCACCAGTACTCAAAAATCGATATGAAAGTCTCCTCCAGCTGCTGACGCTCCCTGACTGTAACAGAGTTGTAGTACTTGTAGGCATTGGTCATGAGATCAGCCCCAAAGTTAGCCCCCACGTCAACAGCTCGAAGAATGGGAGGCTGCTTGAAGGCTTGACCAATGTTTTCCGGGATGACTCTCTGCGTTACCTCGAATGCTTTGTCGTAATTCTCCCCGGAGAATCTTATGAACTGGGGCACCTCATCTTTTGATTTGCACTGGATGTACCACAGTTGAGAGGTGTTCTCGTCTCCTTGAAACTTGTTGAGTTCTTCCTGAGTCTCGTTAACTTGGGATTCGTCTTGAGTCTCGTCTTTGATGTCTACCAGAATGCCCGCTGACAAGAAGTTGGAGCATGCGTTTCGGCCGGCTACGTTAGCAAGTGCCTCCTCGGTCCTCATGTCAGTCATCTCAGCGATGAATATGGGGATCGGATAAGATGGACTGCCTTCTGAGTCCCCGGAGAAGTAGAGGATTTGGCCATTGTAATTGTCCCATCCGCCAGCTTCTTCTACCTGGTTCAGGATAACCTCCGGATCCGGATTGAAGAGATGGAACCACTCAATGTCAGACGGAGACCATCGGGATCTCGTCTTGTCTCGGTGACCCCAGTCGGGGTGATATGCCGTCCGGCCAATGAATCCATCGTCGTCTGCCTTCGCAAGTCGGAGAGACTCGAACGGAATGTGGTGGATCGAGCTGACGCGGAAGTTCATATTGTAGTTAACATGGATGGCGAACCCATGCCATAACGTGAAGTCTTTGCAGACCATGCGGAGGATCTTGTCGAGCTTCTCCCCTTCTTTGTTGACCCGTAATTTGTAGATGCCGGGATCTTTGAATCCGTGACCGTATACGAAGTCATTGTATATGCTCAAGCAGGCATTGCCGGTCTTTGAAGCCTGAACAATCTCGCTGACTGTCTGGGGAAAGTCGTTGGTATCTCCGTATGTTTGGATGCCATATTGTCTCCAGTCCCGGGATTCGAACTGAGGAGCTGATTTAATCTGTGCAACTTTCATACTGGCGTAATTTTAATAGTAGGAGGGACGGGAAGCGACCCCGTCCTATTACCAGTCCTATTTGGACCCTCCTTTTTTGGCTCCCTTCTTGGGAGCCTCTGAAACGGGATTGACTACCCGGTTGTAAGCCTCTTCGATCTCCCCGGCAGACATTTGCGAGTCTGCATAGGCTTCTTTGATGGCTTCCAGATCCATCCCGGCGTCGATGAACTCCTTCACCTCGGTGTCGATGTCGGCGGGCTTCTCCTCGGTCTTCTCCTCGGTCTTCTCCTCGGTCTTCTCCCCGGTCTTCTCCTCGGTCTTCTCCTCGGTCTTCTCCTCGGTCTTCTCCCCGGTCTTCTCCCCGGTCTTCTCCTCGGTCTTCTCCTCGGTCTTCTCCTCGGTCTTCTCCTCGGTCTTCTCCTCGGCGGATGCCGAGTCGAGAATGGCATGGATTGCCTCCATGGCTTTGGAGTACTCATCGAGCTTGGCGTTCAGCTCGATCTGTTTCTTGTTCAGCTCTTCGAGTTCGGCTTTGACAGAATCGATCTGCTTGCTCAGAACCTGAGCCTGACGCTTCTTGATCTCCACGTCTTTGTCCGGCATCTCCTTGCCGTAGCGAGACATGAATTTCTCCAGCCGGTCGTTCAGATCTTCGGGAACCCGGGTGAAGTACGAGAGTGCATCCTTGTTGAATGCGATGTGGTATAAGCAAAGATCCTCCGTGATGTTCCTCGGGGTAAGGATCTTGCTGAACTCCTTGTTGATCGGGTCGTGGAGCAGAGTACCTGCTCGGAGTTCGTAATCGGGGTGTGCTACGTTTTTCATTTGTTGTTCTGTTATTCGTCTTAATGCTAAGTCGGCTTCGATCAGGCAGAAGCCGCATCGGGAAACTGACTTATTCAAAAAGTACCGAGAAAGTTCATCTACTTCTCGATGGAGAGCGGGGTTCTTTTCCAATTCCAATGTATGGGCCCGGTAGGCTTCGCCTTTAAGGGACCCATACTTGGATTGGTAAGCTCTCAGTCTTTCGAGCATGTCAGCCATAGCCGTTATGATTTAGGCGTTCCGCCAGCCAGAAGCCCGTCTACCATGAGGTCTGTGGTCTTCTCATCTGTGTTGAAGAGGCTCATCGGGAGCGAACCTTCCTGAGCGATGGTACCGTTGGCCAGAGTTACCTGGTAAGCGACGCCGTCGGTCATTTCGGTAGTGACCGTGATTTCGGTGAGCTCCAGACCCGAGTCCCAGCCATACACCTCGTACTTGGTGTCCCCGTTGTCTCCGGTGTCGTTGTTCTCGACGATAGCGATGACGCGGGCATTGGTCAGGCCATTCACGAACTTCTTGGCTGCTTCCGACTTCTTGAAGATCCGGACAACCACGTTGTGCTGGTGAGTCTTGAGGTACGTGCCAGCATTGATGGTGTCCGAGCCAACTGTTGCATTGGGCAGCGAGTCGACTTCATAACCAGTGGCACCGGCCTTGAGGATGAGCGAAGAGATAACGTTGTCAGTTACAACAGACTTCGATTTGTCGGCGTCCGAGTAGCTGAGGAGAATCACCCTGGCGGTGGTGCCGGCGATTGCCGGCTTACCACACACCTGGTTGATGAATCCTGTTTTGATTTTAGAACAATCAAGTCCTGCCATTTTCTTAGATTTTTGAGGATTAGATACCTACCGAGAACAGATCCGGGTTAGTGAGCTTGGCATCCGCCCGACCCATGAGTTCTACGTAGACTACGCGGTCTTTGTACTCGTACCAGATCCGCATCTTCTCGAAGCTGTCGATTGCATCAACACCTATGCCGAGCACGCTCTTTGATGTGAAGAGGATTCGATGGGGGTTGTTGAGCTTCGTGCCAGTGTCTTCCGACGTAGCGATGATCTTGTCCCAGATGGGCATTGCGATGACAGGGATGCCATTGAAGCTGAGAGCCTCCATGCCATTCAGCAGAGCCAAGCGAGCCGATTCAAGGCAGCAAGCGTCCATAAGAGACTGCTGATAGGCATCGTAGACCGACTGGGTAACGAGGATAAATTTGTCAGACTGCTGACGGAGCAGAAGCGGGGCACTGAACACGACCGACTGGATGTACTCCTTGGCCTTGTCCGGAGTAAGCTTCTGAGCTGCGTAAGATGTCCCGGCATTTTCCGTAATTGTTGCTCCGCGCTGGGACGGATTGGCTGTAACCTGCGTGGTAATCTGTTTCCAGAAACCGTTGATGATGGTGAAGAATTTCAGGTCGAGACCGTCCGTAATGATACCACTATTGGTAACATTCTTGGCGTCCTTGTCGTTGAACCAGAACAGGCGGTACCAGAAGTCCATGATGGAGCGCTCAAGAACCTCGATGACGATGTTCATGTAGTCCGTGTCCGTGAAGTCCGGAATGTCGACGCCGGTGCGGAGAGAGTAGATAGTTGCCGACTGCTGAAGGTCAGTGTAACACTGGGACAGGAGGATCTCCCAGGTGCCGGGTTCCCATTTCAGCTTGCGGGTGTTGATCTTCCACGGCTGGGGAGTCGGGTTACACCCGGTGTTGACCACGCCGACCATGCCACCCTCGCCGATGAAACCAACTTCGGTATTCGTGACGATGTCGGGGAAAACTGTGTGAATGGAGTTGATGTCAGGACCCTGAATGGTGTCCTCCATAATCATCTCCGAGATTGCCTGAATGACACGTCCACAAAAAGTGAACTTGTCCATGTCAAGAAATCCGCCATTTTTAGCTGCCATAGTTCTTAAAGTTTTTGAGTTTGACTACTTGAGAATCTTTTTGGCAGCGTTGACCTTCTGGAGCTTTTCGCGAGCTTCGTTCTTGAGGTCAGCTGCCGAGGGTTCGGGCTTCTTGCCTCCGGGCAGAACCGTCTTGCGGTTCTTCGGGCGGTAGTTGCTACCACGGAGGTTGCGGAGTTCGTTCTCCTGCTCCTCGATGAGGTTCGTTGCCTCGTCGAGCATCGCCTCCAGTGCTGCAACGCGGTCCTCAAGAGACTCGGTGTCCTCCATCTCGATGCTGGTGACGATGTTGTCCTCGACAGTAACCACCCGGCCGTCTTCCAGAACGACAGTGCCCGACGCCTCGCCGTTGGCGAGAGTTGCCTCTACACCTTCGGCCAGATTGTCCTCTTCACCTACGGTCTGGAGAACGACCTGACCCTCAGCATCCAGATAGTCGAAGTTGGCGGGAGAGCCTTTCTTGCCATTCCGGAATGCCTTGACTTTGCTCATGAATTTTTCATAAGCGCTTTTTTCGTTTTTTGCCATAGCATTAAAAATTTGGTTTGTGTTGTATGAATTGATTTTGGAAATGAATCCCAAGTCAAGAAGTGATTTGGCATCATGGATTCGCTCCTCATGCATGACATTGCGGAGCCGTTCCCGGTCCTGACCTGTCCTCTCGACGTACACGTCTAGAATAGCCTCCTCCTCCAGAGCAAGCTCCTCGGCAATGCTACGAGCATCGTCGGAAGTGAGCCAATCCCCGACCGGCATGTATACCCGATGGATGAGTGCCCGGCAATTCCTGTTTGCCGACCGGTTCTCTGCCGGAGCTGCCAACAGGATGCACACTGCCATCGAGTGGCATCCCCCGACAATATTTGTGTATATAGTTCTCCCACTCATGCGAAGAAGGTCATAAATCTTGAAGCCCTCCTCAACAGAGCCCCCATCACAGTCAATGTTGATGCACACCTCCTGTTCGTCGGGGTGTTCATCAAGTACCCGGCGGAAGGTCTCCACGGAGCAGATCTCTGAGGTCCCACCCCAAAGCTCCATCATGACCCGATTCTCTTCGGAGTCAATTGCGCCTTTTAAGTTGATGAATATCATGTGCCAAATTATTTCGATACAAATATAACTATTTCTAATAGATATTTAAATATTATTTGTGCTGGATTATTTAAAAATTAGCCCGGCCCTGAATCTGCACGTAGTTAGCATCTTCCCTCCGGATGTCTTCGATCGTAGCAATCACTCTCACCTGGCCAAATGCTTTTTGAATTGCCCTCTCCATATCAAGCCGATTCATGGGCTCCGACGCCTCAGCGAATGATCGGATAGCATATCCCCCGTCCGACCCAACTTTAGTGAACGGTACTCCGCCACCGAGTTCGTTTATGGCAGACAGGAGAGGAAGGAACATACGGCTCGACTTCTTGTTAATGATGGTCTCTCCTCCTTCGGCCTCAATGTGCACTCCTCCAGCGGCATGACTGGGTCCCTCAATGTATTTACCTCTTGCGGCTTTCGGCAGAGGAGCTGCCCAAAGAGCTGCCATCTGAACTGCTCCCAAAGCCGCAGCTGCTGCAATGAACGGGATAGCCAAAGGGAATCCCATTTTAGCCGATGCCATGATGGAGATGGCAGTATTGATGCCAATCTCGAAGGATCCCATTGCCCTCTCCCGGATAGCTTGTTCCCGTTCGATTTTGGCCAACTCCTTCTCCTTCTGTTTCTCCATCTTGATTTTCTTCTCGTTGTACTGGGCCTCCGTGATTTGGCCATTAGCGTACATGTTTGCCAATGCCTGCTCCTCCCGGCTGTATTGTTCTTCTACCTCCTGAACCCGGCGCTCCCCGAGAGCACTGGCCAAGTCGTTGAAAGCAGTGGCGAAGCCGGATGCTATTTCGGCATACTCCTGGAGTTTCTCGATTCGCTCCTCCCACAGAGCTTCCTCGTTCTCGGCCATCTCGAGTTGGATCTGAGCAATGGCGTCCTCGTTTCCTTGAGCTGCTGCCAACTCGGCCTCCAGATACCTTTTTCGGATCTCATACTTGGACTTGTGGTTCAACTCGGCTTGAGCGAGCTCCTTGTCGAGGTCCATTTGATGGAGACGAAGATTGTTGGCTCGGAGCTGGGCCTCCTGCTCATAGGTTTTCTCCCCGGCAACTTTCCTGGCTTCGATTTGTTTCTGGAGCATCTCATTCTCTAGCTCCAGCTTCTTTCTCTCGTTGTCCGCTGCCTTTGAGAGGTCCTCAGCATACTGCTCATCGAGAGCTTGATTGAACCTATCAAGTTGCTGTTTGGTAGCGTCATCCCGGATCTTTTTGATTTCGTCCTGGAGGTTCTGCTGAATCTGTTTCTCGAGCTCGGCTCTGTTGACCAAGAACTGCTCGTAAGCTGCATACTCCTTCTGGTATTCCTCCTCGCTCATACCCCTCACGAATTGGGGAGGCTGAATGTTGGCCAGCTCCTTCATGGCATCCTGGTACTTCTGAGTCACCTGAGCAATCTGCATATCGACTGTGCCTCCGGAAGCTACAGCCAATATGTTTGCTCTCACCCCCGCAAGGTAGTCATTGAGCTGTTTGGCTTGGTTCTCGTAGAACTGCTTGTCAGACCGAGCCATGGCATTCAGAGCCGTCTGATACTCCTTGTTAGTGATTTTGCCGTGAGCTTTTTGAAGAGCGAGACGCTCCCGGGCTCCATCCTGAGCTGCCTTGTAGAGTTTCCTTTCATACTCCATCCGGATGGCGATGCTCGTAGACTGGAATGTTGTTTGAAACCTGAGATCGTCTTCCCGGATTTTCTGCATGGCTTCCGAATTCTTCAAAGCAACCTCCAGAGCCTTATCGGCAATGGACTGCTGAGCCTCCCGATTGGCTATTGCAGTCTCGAGAGCCAAATTGGCAACTGCAGCTCCTTCATTCTCGATTGTCCGGAACAGTTCTTGGTATCTACCTTTCAAGTCGTCGAGTTCCTTTTTGGCTTCCTTGTATTTGCCCAAGCTTCCGGACCACGTGTTGAGCTCCTCCTCCTTGGCTGCAATCACCTTCTTCAAGGAGTCGAACTCATCCATTGCAGCCATCTGTCTTTGACGAGCTGCATTCATTTCAATCTCGCGGAGCTTGTTGGCTGTTTTGAGTTGAGCTTCGGCAATCTGCTCCGAAGTGGCATGATTGGCTTTGAGGTTCTCTATTTCTCGTTTGCCCCGGATCTCCTCGGCTTTTGACAGAGTGTTCCGCTTGGTCTCGATCTGATCCAGTACATACGTAGAGGCTTCGGCAGCTCGATTGTATGCCTCCATTGCCCGGGTTGCTCTCTCTTGAGCTTCCGTGTTACTGTTAAACGCGTTCGTAAGAGCAACCACTCCCGCTACCAATCCGCCCACTGCCGCTGCCACCAATACAACGGGATTGGCAGCCAAAGCCGCGTTCCAAAGCCATGTGGCAGCTGCTGCTGCTTTGGTGAGGATGTTGCCAGCTCCTTGTACGGCATTTTTAGCAGCTATAGCTTTCGTCTCGGCGCGAGTCTGGTTGATGCCAACCAGCTGAACCAAGTTAGATGCAGCTCGATAAGTGGCTTCGGTCTTGGAGAGAGCTGCTTGGAGAGAAGACAAAGAGGAGAGAGCCGTGATGATGGTTATCATCTTCGTCATGGTAGCATTGAGCTCCTCATTCTCGCTCCCCAGTACCTGAGTGGCTGTGGTCCAAAGGCCCCATACGGAAGTCAAAGCTGACGTGGCGCTGGTAACTGCCTGTATGGTTTCAGTTCCTTTACCAACGTTGGATATAGCTGTATTGACCAGGTCCTCAGCTCCTTTCAGTTCACCGGCTCGTTTAATCATCTCCTTGAACGTCTCAGAACTCGTATCCCCGGACTGAGCCATCTGGATGAGTGTCTGGGTAAGGTCGGAGAGTTCCTGCTTTAGGTTCTCCGTTGCCTTCTCGTAGTTACCAACTGACCGGCGATAGTCCCCGAGTGCCTCCTCCTGAGCTTTGAGCTCCTCGGTGGTTTCTGCAATGCGCTTGCCGAGCTCGGCTTTACGAGCCGCGTCCTGCATTGAGTTGCCCAGCTCTGCAAACTCGGCATTGTCCAAAGCCAACTGAGTTCTGAGCTTGTTCAGACTGGCCTCCTGTTGGTTCTGGAGCTTAATGTTATTCTGGATTTGCTTCTGGTACTTATTCGCCTCGCTGTTGATTGCCTTGATCTGGTTGTCAAGTGCGTAGTATTCTTGGGCATTCTCCTCGGTCACTTTGCCCAGAGCCTTCTGTTGATCCCTCAGCTCCTGGGACCGGAGTTTCAATTCGGCTAACGTCTTGAGGGCATCCTCAGCTGTTACCTTGACATTGTAAATTGTGCTTTTCTGTTCTTCGGCCATATTACATGCGTATTAGGTCCACTTTGGTTATCTTTCCAGCTTGGAAGTTGTTTATCTTCGAGACGTAGAACCAGAACCCATGCTCTTCAAGCCATATCGGGTTGAACAGGTCCAGGCTTTGGATGTCGAGCGAGTCCAAAAGAATCTGGGTCTGTAGGATCTTCGGTCTTTTGAGTATATTGTTGATGAGCTTGTCGTAGTACTTCGGAACGTAGTAATTCAAATTTTTGAAATACGCCGGGTATAGTCGTACCCGGGTAAGGGTGTAGCCTACACTTACCTGGGGCCACATATAGTCAGACTTATTGATGTGGACGACCATCGGCTTACTGAGAGCATTGTACTCCCAAGTCGTCTCGGTCATTTCCCCGTTCTCCATCCGGCCTCTATTGATAGTCCAGATCGGGTAGTTAGCAAGTGTGTGGGTCTTGCTCGTACTGTCCTCGTCATAGAGAGTTTGGTTGAGTCCTGCCAAGAACCCAATTTGGAACAGGAGTTTAGTGGGCTGGAGGTTGACGTCCGGGATGCTGAACTTGTACGAGTCAGTAACATTGTTGTCCTTGTTGTCCTCCAGCTTTATCTCGTTGGACTGGGCATAGCTGGATAACTGGAAGGTAAGTTTTGTGTCCTTACCTTTTATCAGCTTGTCAGACCAATTCTTCCCGGACGAGCTTCGTCTGTTGTAGAACTCCTGAACCGAGTATGCTCTTGCTACTTTGGTAGCGGGATTCACGTCGATGGTTAGCCCGAACAGCTGGAAGAAAGCTTTGACTATGTCTCCCAAGCTCTTAAATCCAGTCGAGGCCAGGAGGTCATAGGTTAGCCCGGGCTGGGGCTTATCCCCCGGCGAAGTTTCCGGCACGGGAGGAGCAGTAATGCTGACCGGGAACCTCATGTCATACTGATTGACAGAGGGACGGTTGATTGTGGTGAGAGATCCGGACACCAGGATGTGCTCTCCTGCCTCCATCGGGATGTCGACCGAAGCGCTGCCGGAAGATCCGGACGACCAGGATCTGGTCAACACTATAGCACTGGTCCCGTCGTTCTTGTAGTGGGTAACTTGGACTGCCACTGATCCATTCCGAATGGCAGAAATATTGGACCATGAGAAACTGAACGTGATGGTCGTGTCCCACAAAGTCATCCAGCTGAATGTTCCGGATACGGTGCCCATCGTCAAGCGTCCAGCGACCGGGTCACTGAGAGTTACTCCGGGGTATCCTTGCCATATCACCCCTACTATAGTGCCAATCGGGGGATCCTGGATCCAGCCAGTCCCGGATGCTTTCGGAGCATTGGGGTTGTCTGCCAAAACGGGGTAAGTGCAAGGCAAAAACATTTCACTCCGGTCAACTGAATCCACGTCAGTCTCGAGACTGTAGCCTGCTCGATCGAAGATCCACGTTACGAGGTCATACCAGTTAAGATGGGGATAGAACTTGTCCAACTCCCGGACTTGCCTGATTGCCTCCATGGAGATCGGGGGCATGTTCGGGTTCTTCTGGAGAGTTGCATATAGCCAAAAATACAGGACTTTAGATTCCTCGGGGCCGGAGAGGTATCGCTCGGACTGTCCCATTGTGTCCGTGTACCACTTGAGGAGGAACATGCCAGTTCCGGGATCCTTCGCGTCAGTGTTGTTGAGGGTGTCGAACAGGTCAGCGGTTGCCCCGAGGACCTGGACCCCGATCGATGTATCTGATACGTCTACGATGTTCAATACTGCTCCAGCCGGGGATATGAGTGCTCCCTCATAGAATAGTTGGCAAGGAAACTTCATGTATGGCACATACGAACCTGAGCCAACTACAAAACTGAATTGGAATGCTTGCTCGTTATGGGTCGTCCTGGGCAGACTGATCCGCTGGGAGTACGAGGCATTCCTGTCTTTCAGCTCCGCCAGATTGTTGATCTGGTAATTCATCGCAGGAGCATCCAGCGGGAGGTCCAGTGACCAGACCTCGCCGTCAATGCCTTTCATGAGTAGTTCGTAGTTCATATTACCACTGAGTTTGTTCGTCAATAAGCTGGAACTCGTAGCTAACAGTGTTCCGTGGGGCCTTAGTGTCCCAAGTCAGATCAGTATCATCTACGAGGACTCGTTGCCATGCTCCAATTTGATAGTTGTAAACCTGGACCAAAGGCGAGAGAGCAATTCCTTTGAGCAAGTTGAAGTCGTTCTCATCAAGCTGTTCTGCTCCGGCTTGAACTATGTTCTTAAACTCCGGAGCTAACTCGCCTCTCGTCTGTGAGGCATAGGGGTCTCTGGAATTCGCTAATACGTATTGGTCTCCCCGGTCAACCTCCTGCGTATACTTCTTGTGTTGCTCAAACATGTAAGTGTCCCATCCGCCTTTCTGGTTTATCCAGCGAATGTAGAATGGGTTGCAAGGTACCTCTGTATCGACGTAACGTATATGCCATTTGTCGGAGTTCAAGGGCAAATTGCGATCTCTGACAATAACGTAGTCAGCACCATCTGCCAATTCCTCGTCGAACTCAAGGACAAACGGAATGTTGACCCTGGGGGATATTTCCATTGTTTTGAAAGCTGTAGTCCCCGTGGACATAACATTCACCTCCATAGCTGATTGCATGTTGAGTACTGAAGAGCCCTTAGCAAAAACGGTTAGGAAGTTTGGGTACCCAAAATACTTCTTAACATATATTCGTCTCTCACTGTCTGGAGTCCTGTCCGTCAATACCAGTCCTATGTTAGACGTGGAGAAGTTGACGTTGTAACCTCGTGGCCGAACTCCCCGGGAGGCATAACGAACATTGAAGTCCTGTTTGCCAATGCCTCTGTAGGCGTATGCCGATATGAGATTGTAGTCAATGCCAAAACCTATGGCTGTGTTAATGAACGGGTATGTTCTGGGACGATCCCGGAATCCGGCTTTAGCCAAGAAACTGAGGTCGTACTTCTTAGTCGTCCCGAATCCCGAGTCTCTGTAGATGTCGATGCTTTCAGTTAGTGAGTTCGCTGCTTTAACTGGACTGGGACTATAGTCGATGTAGTTTTGGCCGTAGGCCAAACTCATACCTATGAGAGTAACCTTCACTCCAGCCGTTGCTCCTTTTTTTCCTGCATAGACTAATAGCATAGTCGTAGGACCTGTTATGGGGATGCCCGATCTCACTTGAAGCCTAGCCGTCATAGAGCTCCCAATAGATAAGTTTACAGTGGCCATTTCAGTCCCTTCAATAATAACTCCAGAAGCAGTCCCCTGGTACAGAGAGACACTCATAGCTGTTGCCTTATTTACTGTGGCAAAATCAACACGAAAAGCATACCATTCCCCTGCTACCATTTTGCGGAAGATCGGAAATGCCTTGTAGAAATAATTGTTTGTGCCGGCCCTGTTGTCAATTACCTCGATCTCCTCACTGTCTACAATGTTCAACGAGATCATGTTGGCCTCATCGAAGTTCTGGGTCTCTACCTCGAGTCCAAGTGTGGAGTCGTCAGTCTCAACTGGTATTTGCGAATATGCTGAGTACAGGGAGTCGTCAGCCGGTTGTTTGATAATTGCCATATCGCGTTATATTATGTATCCGTGGTCCATATTGTTGTCGGGGGTGAATGCCTCTTCAATGAGGACCTCCATTGCCCGGTCTAAGTGTTGAGCCAAATACTCCTCGAAGTTATCAGCGGGTGTGTCTACCAAGTCAACGTAAATGTGGTTGCGGTAAAGCTCCGAGCCTTCTCGCCTAATCTTCCATGCAGTGGCATTTCCGAACCGGACCAGATCCTTCGGGTCTGAGAAGGTGATGCCTTTGAGCTTTGCCCACTCCATGATGATCTGCCCCAAATTGGCTGGGATCTTGCCAGGACCTCGTCCCCGAATGAGAGTGTAGAAGTAGTTCGGGGCTTCGATTGTCCCCCAAACTGTTTCGCCTTCCCGTCCCGTCTGGACAGTTATCTGAGCATAGGTTCTGCCCGAAGCTTCCTGCCCGGCGTCCTGGGATGCCCGTATAATCTCATCCCTCATCTGAGTGAGACCCTCAGCCAATATCTGTTCCAGTTCTACCGCCATTTGTTTCTGGGTTTGCGAGCATTGGCTTTCTGCTGAGCCTTACGCTCCAGTTCCTTGTTCAGTCGCTCCCGGAAGAGGTGACTCTGCAAGTTCGTGAAAAGGAGGTTGTATACCTTTCCATATTTCCATTCCAGGATCTCGTCCGGGTCCTTCGAGTAGTCCTTGGCCAGTGCAGTGATGGTAGCCATCTCGCCAACCACCATGGAGAATTGGGCAATGCCGGCTGCCTTTTCCTCGGCACTGGGCTCGTACTTGAGCTCAGTCTGTTCTCGTTCGATCCAGTACTTAATGCCCATGAGAACCTCATACCAGTACTCGACAATTTCTGAGGTGTTCCTGAGACTCCATTTGACGCCGAGACATTGCATGCCTTCCTTCATCTTGTCAATGTCGGTCAGTTCCTTGTCAGTGATGATCCGGCCAAGCTCTATGCGTTGGCCGAACGTCATCTGACCGCCTTTTATGTCGATTCGCTGTATCATACCATTGTATAAATATCACGGAATGTCCAGACGTCTGGGAACTTTCCCTCAGGTTTTACATTGATTCTAGTTACAATTAAGTCTTCTGTGTCCGGGAATGTATACTCTTTGAGCTTCCATTTTCCCCCTGCATATGCTGGGATTAGGGGCCTTCCGCATAATATGCTTCCATACGGGTACAATGCCGTGACCAGGTTATCCGGAACAGTGTTAGTGCTTATAGATTCGGAGCCTACAGACTTGTCAACGGGTTTTGATTCAGTATTTTCAAAGGTTATCGTAATCCCCCGCATATTAAATCCTTCGTGGATGATGTCTACCAGCCTGACAGGTTTAGGCTCGGGTGGAGCAGGAGGAATGGGCTTATACGCATCGAGACACCATTCTTGCGTTACAGTTAGCTCCAGTCCTACGCTGACCTCGTTGGCATCGAACCGAGGAGACGGATACATAATTCTAATGGTGCTGAATATTTCTGGATGCCTGAGACCTAATTCCGAAGTCTTTAAGAGATACAGGAATGGTCGAACCATCTGCTCTTCGATTTGATTCTTCAACTCCAGTCGTCCGATGGTGGGCGAGTTCTGGCTGAACTTCGTGTCGCCTTTGTAGGCATCGTTGGCCATCGGCTCGAACTTGCAGAAGTATATCTGCATGATGGTCCTTTGCTTCTGGTGCCCTCTGTAAGGAATATCATAGTAGCCAGTGGTGGGCTCCTCAACATATACAAAGTCAGACGATACCCGATTGCCGTCCGAGTCTGTTACGAATCTTTCCATCGTGTCCACTTTGACGTTCAGCATCCGAGCCTGGTCACACTCAAAGACGGCCAGAGGATTGACCATCTTGACTATGTCGCGGATGAGGGTTATGATGTCCAGTATCATCGTTTTGGGGGGATTATGATTTTGGCAGACTTCATGCCAGTCGCCTTCGGCTTGATCTCAAATATCATTCGCATGATGAGCATGTCCAGGAAGTCTGGTGACCTGCCGAGGAGCTGCTTCATGGTGTCCTTGGAGATGAGCTCTCGCTTCTGCTCAGCGGAGTTCGTGTTCTTGGACTTGAGGACAGTCATCTCCTGCTTGATCTTCTCCTGAACTTCGGGAGAGCAGATGATGTGGATCTGGCGCTTGTTGATGAGCTCCGCCAGCTTGAATGCGCACTCCGACTTGATGTTGTTGTACGTCTTGGAGTCAATGGCTGACTGTCCTCCGTGAAACTCCCGGATGCCTTTCAGGTAGCTCTCCAAGTAGAACCCAAGTCCATCAGCGTCAGAGACGATGCTGGACCGGGGGACTTTCAGACCGGTGGCCAATTTAGCGATCTTCTCCTCCATCTCCTTGCCTTCCGAGAAGCCTTTGGCGATGGGGATCCGACAAACCATGCCGTCCCAGGTTCCAACCACCCAACTGTCTCGTCCTTTTCCGGCAAGGTCAGTGCTGATGAACCTGTTGCCCGTCGGGAGCACGAACTCATTGCTGAACATGTCGCACACTGCATCATAGTCGACCAGCCAATTCGGGTCATCGTCATACTCCCAGTTGCCAAAGACCAGTCGCTCGATCTGCGACTGGGTCAGGTTCCGGAGAAGCCCCTCAATGTACGTGTCTGGGAGAGTCTTGTTGTCCTGGGGCAGAGCTTTGACGAACCGACGCCAAGGAGGCAGCTTGTTCTCCTTCCATGGCTTGTAGTAGTCCGTGTAGAGAAAATTGTTTGACGGGTTGCAGGTGATGAGGAGTTTGGGAGCAAGCTTGTAGACGTCGTTCTTCCAGCGACCGATGGAAGCCTGGAGGTTGGTCTTCGCCTCGCGGATAAACTCGCCACCCTCCTCAATCCATCCCCGAGTCATTTGCATGGAGCCGAACCTCTCGTACATGGGGTCACTGGGGTTGTACTTGGCGTCGATCAGGTAGATGCGGCTTTTGTTGTACAACTCGAAGAAGTTGTATTGGCCATTAAAGTGGTAGTAGTTCTCCGTGATGCCCCAATGAGCGAATACCTCGTAGATGGAGGGGATTGTGTACCGGACCAGGTCGGCAGCCGTCTTACGCGCAATAAAATAAAATGTCTCCGGGTAGGTGAGGGCATCGCCGGCTATCAAGGAACACCCGAGGTAGGATTTGCCAGCACCTTTCGTGCCAGCATACAGAATGTCAGTGACTGAGTCATCAAGCCATAACCGAGCCACTTCCTTCTGCTTCTCGTTGCCTTTGGTGTCAAATTGAAGCCGGCGTCCCATTTTATTTTACCTCCATTCCTGTTATCTGCTCGAGAGTGATGCCTCCCGTAACATTGACATTGGTCTTGCGTCCTTGAAGTACCTGGATGAGACTGGCAGCGTACTTGCCAACCAGTGCTCCCTCAATTTGCTGGGAATTGATGGCGTCCTCGATGGTGCCACCAATTGCAGCTGCTACCGGGTCTCCCGTGAGCTCCTCATACTCAACAGGATTGATGCCAGCGAACAGCCTAAATGATTCGATGGTCATCGGGCGGGAAATGTAGACGCTACAGTCTTCGCCATTCTTATTCTTGTGAGCCTGGGAGAAATAGTTATCCTGCATGAATTTGCAATACTCAATGAATGCAAAGTAAAGCTCCTCCGCATCGGTGGGCTTTACAAATTCTCCGGCGTCTCGCCTTTTCTGTCCCTCCTCCATATAGGCGAGCGGACTCATTTTATATGTACTTCGTGCCATGCCTCAAATATAATCAAACCTTATACAAATTAAAAATTTATTTCTGCACAACAATCCCCGGAGCGTTTGGCCCCGGGGATTTTTTTAGCTTATTCGCTTACACGAATGAGTGTCACGCCGAACCACAGGAACTTGACCGAAATGCCATCCGGCCAAACCATGCCTTCGTGGACCGTGGCGATGGAAGGGATCCAATTACAGTACTTGGTATTAACCTCCGAGTATAAAGCCCAGTTCTTCCCGAGCTGCTTAAAGTGTTTTGCTTTCATTTTTAAAAATTTTTAATTTCGTATGCGCGAGTGCCGTCCAGTATTTGTGGGTCGAGAGAAGTCCCAATTTGGCACCAATTCTACTGGACCAATTTGGCACCAATTCTACTGGACCAATTTGGCACCAATTCTACTGACTCTGTCAGTTCTACTGACTCTACTCGCCTACGACTTCTTTTTGAATTTTTGAATCCGTCTCTCCGCTCTCTCCATCTGCTTGATGGATCGGCTCAATTTCCGTTTGGGACTAATCCACCATTGGCGGATCCCGCCGAAAATCGCGAACAGGCCGATGATGGCCAACAGGTAAATTGCAATCATTTTCTACGTCTCCTTTCTAATTTGTTTTGTAGTTTGCGGACCTCAACCCAGTCCTCGTGCCGCATCCATTCCGGACGGGATAACAGAGTCAGCTGATCCCGTGCTATTTGCATGGTGGTCTTTTTCAATTTGCGGGCGTAGTCCAGGACCTCCCGCTCCTCTTTTGAGTAGATCCCCAGCCATCGCCGGAACACTCCAAGTTTCCCAGTTGGGGGTAGCCCCAATTTCTCAGTTTTTTCCATAATAAACAATATTTGACCAGTAGTAAACAATAAAATTTCTTATTGTTTCTCACCTAAGTGATTGATATTCAATTGATTAGGTCCCCAATTCTCCTCCCGAGAAACAATGTAAACAATGTTTCTGTGCACTCTATTTTGTGATTTTTCATTTCCTAAATTGGTCATAATTTTCCTCATATTCCCTATTCAGGTTTTCCTCCTAAATTATTGTTTACATTGTTTACAAGGGCCTAAATCATTGATATTCAATCGATTATCGAGAAACAATGATTGTTTATTATTGTTTCTCATTGTTTACTGCTGTTTTAATTTAAGTGATTGATTATCAATGGTTTGGTACACTTTCCATCGGAAAGATAAACAATAAACAATAGGGGTCCCCCGGATTTTAGGGGAGGGGCTGTCGAGATTTTTGCCAATAAACAATGGAACAATGGTTTTATCAACTTTTGGGGCCGGGGGTCCCACTGATTTGTAAACAATGAAACAATGGTTTGACCAACTTTTGGGGCCGGGGCCATGGAAAAATTGTAAACAAAGAAACAATCCAAAGCACCAGAAATACTACTTTCGAACTGTCCATGGAAAACATCAGCATCAAAAAT